GTACTAATGCTAGATGAAGTAAATGATGTTACAGAACAAACTTTAGATATTTTCAAAATGTATCCTGCTAAATTAAAAATAATGGTAGGAGATAGCCATCAAGCTATCCATAAATGGATGGGTTGTGTAAACGCTTTTAAACTAATAACTCCAGATACTACATTACATTTATCACAATCTTTTAGGGTATCAGATAAAATTGCACCTAGAATAGAGTATTTTTGTAAAAGATATTTAAATCCTAATTTTGATTTCTTAGGTTTTACATATAATAATAATATGTTACCTCAAACACACGCATATATATCTAGAACTAATAGTAATATGCTAGATACAATGATACAACTACATATGACAAATACGCCTTATAAGCTAGCTACAAGAGAAAAGCTAAAGCAATTATTTGATATCCCCTTAGCGATATTAGCTGCTCCTGGATTTAAGCAAAAAAATCCTACTTTAAAACACATACAAGAAGTGATAGATAACTGGAGTAAATTATCAGAACATAATAGACCCTCTAAGTTTAAAGCTATTATGGAAGAGTTTAAAGATGATATGAATATAACATCTGCAATAAAAGTAATTATTAAATATGGACCTACAGAAGTTATAAATATTATAAATAATGCATCTAAAATAATAAGAGATGATGCTACTATTACACTACTTACAGCTCATACATCAAAAGGTTTAACCTTTGATGAAGTAACTATTACCGATGAAATGAACGAATCCATAGAAGAAATATTATTACTAAAAGATATATACATTGCTAAAGGAAATTTTCCTGTACTAACTAATGAAGAAGAAGAAGCACTAAATCTATATTACGTAGCTTGTAGTAGATGTAGATTAAAATTAAATAACGCTAAACACTTATAAATATTTTTAGGTAATATTAAAGTTACAAAGCTATAATTTTACCGTTACGTCAGGTCCCTGCTTGCACACCTGACTTATTGGCTGGTAGTTCAACGGTTAGAACCCTCCGCTCATAACGGATTAATCACAGTTCGATTCTGTGTCAGCCAACCAAAGATATACATTATACGGTTAGTATAATTAGTGTATATGATATATTAAATCATAGTAAGTGCAACTCTTACACTAACCAACATACTAAATATAACAAGAAAAAGGATCCAAAATGACAATACTTAAAGAGTATAAGCAAACACTAGAAAGTCTACTAGAAGAAATTAACAGCTATGAAAATAAACAAACAAAAGCGTGTTCAGCACGTATTCGTAAATTATCTAACACTTTAGGTAAAGATGGTATTCATTTGCGTAAAGCAATGGTAGAAGCAGATAAGGCTAATTAATATGTCTTGCTGCCAATTAGAAACGGAAAACCCTCTATTTGGTAAGTATCTATATCCTATTGCTAAAGAGCTTATGGAGGAACAACAAAATAAGTTCTGGACTGCTAAAGAAATTGATGTAGCTGGAGATATTCACGATTATAGATTCAATATGTCAATAGAACAGTTCGATTTAGTAGCTACTACTTTACAGTTATTTGTAGAAACAGAACAAGTAGTAGGTAATATCTGGGAAGTAATAGCTTCTTGGTTTCCTCATTCAGAAATAGAAGGAGCTTGTAGCCAAATAGCTTCTATGGAAAAATCTGTACATGCTTTCTTTTATCAAAAAATGTCAGATGAATTAAATATTGATCCAGAAACTATTGCAGAAAATCAAAAAACAGTACAAGAAATAAATAATAAATTAAAGCTATTAACTAATATTATGAAAGATGCTAAAACTGCTGAAACAGTAGAAGAAAAGCTTTTAGTACTATTTACAGTATCAATAGTAGAACAGGTATTATTATTTAGTAATTTTGCTATGTTAAAATCTTTTAGAGCTAATGGGTATAGTTTAATACCAAATACGATAACAGGTGTAAATTTTGTTGTACAAGACGAATCTATACATGGTGTATTAGCTTCATATTTATTTAATGAATACACTAAAGAGTCTAAAGTATCAATAAATTTAACTTCTATAAATACAATATTACAAGAAGTACTATTAAGAGAAGATGCTATTATTGAACATTTATTTAAAGAAGAAAATACTAAAATTAATGGTATAAGCAGAAAAGACTTAAAAGATTTTTTAAGAGAAAGAGTAAACTTTGTATGTAAAGAAATGAATTTACCATTATATACAGAACCAACTACTCTTACATCTAATATCAGTGAATGGTTCTTTCAGGGTGTTAACGCTATATCTATACATGATTTTTTTGTATCAGGTACACATCAATATAAACGAGATTGGAATACAACTAAATTAAGTAGGTTACCGTATATAGGAAAAATAAATGAATAAATATGAAGAATACTCGTTTAAACGAAAACAACTACAAGCTGAAGGTAAAGCACCTAGTTGGTTAACAACAGCTGGATATCAATTATTAATAGAACGTAACTACTTATTGCCAGGTGAAACTCCTATTGATATGTATAACAGAATAGCTCATAAAGCAGACAGTTTACTAAATAATGAAGTCAAAGTACCTAAAAACTATAATACTTGGTTTGATGCTTTCTTTGACGTTATGTGGAAAGGGTGGTTATCTCCTTCTACTCCTGTACTATCTAATATGGGTACAGATAGAGCTCATCCTGTATCTTGTAGTGGTACTCTTATACCTGACAGTATAAAAGGATTCTATGAAGCTAGATTAGAAATAGCACAGTTAACACAACGAGGTTATGGTACATCCGCAGGTTTAGATGCAATACGTCATAGAGGTTCTCCTATATCTAAAGGAGGTACAGCTAATGGTATTATGCAACCTGCAGAAGGTATAGTAGAAGATATGAAACAAATTAGTCAAGGTAGCTCTAGAAGAGGATCTTGTGGAATTTACTTAGATATTATGCATAAAGACTTTGACGAATTAGCAGATCAAATACTATCAGACGACCAAGGTTGGAACGTAGGATGGAACTTAACAAATACTTTTAATGAGTTATTTGAAAAAGATCCAGAAGAAGCGGATAGACGTTGGACTAAAATGTTAAAAACCAAACTGGTCAAGGGTAAAGGGTATTTACACTTTTTAGATAAAGTAAATGCTGTTCGTCCTAAGATGTATGAAGATAGAAACTACTATGTAAAACATAGTAATCTATGTTGTGAAATATCTTTATTTAACGATGAAGAGCATTCATTTACTTGTGTACTATCTTCTATAAATGTAGCAAAATATGATGAATGGAAAGATACTCAGCTTATATATATAGCAACAGTATTTTTAGATACAGTAATAGATGATATGTTAGAAAAAGCTAAAAATGAAAAAGGTTTTGAAAAGGTAGTTAAATTTACAGAGAATACTAGAGCTATAGGTTTAGGAGTACTCGGACTATCTACTTATTACCAACAAAATAAATGGGCATATGGGTCTTTAGATTCAATAATGTTTAATCAAATGTTATTTTCTAAAATAGATAAAGAAACTTTAGAAACTTCTAAAATATTAGCTAAAGACAGAGGATGTCCAGAATACATGAAACCTTACGGAGAACGTTTCTCACACCGTATAGCTTTACCTCCAACTACATCTACAGCGGAAATATTAGGTGGCATATCACAAGGTATAGAACCAGTATACGCAAATATATATGAAGCTCAAACTGCTGGTGGAATAGTATATCGTATTAATCCTACTTTACTAACTCTTATGAAAGAGCGTAATGTATATAATAAGAAAACTATGAAACGTATTGCGGAAAACCAAGGATCTATATTTGCTGAAGAATGGTTATCAGAAGAGGAAAAAGAAGTATTTAGAACAGCTTTTGAATTAAATCAAGAAACTATATTACTTATGGCTTCTCATAGACAAAAAGCTATAGATAAAACTAGAGGCGGACAAGGACAATCTTTAAACCTATATTTTAAAGCTAATACTCCAGAAGAGGAAATTAGTAGATTACATAGTTTAGCTTTTGATGATCCATATATTAAATCTTTATACTATATAAGAACACTAAATGAAGATTCTAAAATAAACGTACCAGAAGCAATTTGTCCTGCTTGTGAAGGATAAGGAATACTATATGAATATAAAAAAATTTATAGATATTGTAAATGAGATAAAAACGTTTAAACAGTTTGGAGGCTCTACTTTTAAAGAAGTAGAAGCCTATCTAAATAAAGAAGCTGTAGCCTATAATATAGATTTAGGTCTTATACTTCTTAAAAAATTAAAGGCTAAACATAAATGAGTAAAACAAAAAAACTATTACACAATAGAGGAACTACTTACGGAAAGTTTGATACACTAGCTGATACATCACAACAGCTAAAAGAGATCTTTTACTCTGCAGTAAACAAAAACCAAAATAACGTGCTTTTTACATCAGAAATATTAGAAAGTGTAGAAATGATATTGCATAAAATAGCTAGAATAGCTAATGGAGATCCTACATATTTAGAGAACTTTAGAGATATAGCAGGATATGCAACACTTACTGAATCTATATTAAAAGAAAAAGATGGAAGTATAGATGCAAAAGTTACAAAAATTATAAGAAAAAACGGTACATGGAAACCTAGTAAAGGATAATAATGAATACAGCATTACAAAAAATTGAAACATTTAATAAAGAATCTGGATTATTAAACAATGGGTATGATGAGCTAAAAGAAGCTGCATATCTAATAGAAGAGGCTTTAGAAGATTTAGAACTTACAGCACTAGCTATAGCATTAGGAGCCAAAGACTTAAAAGATTCTCCTAAATTACTAGCTAGACATATTATGTCATTTGTAGCAGTAAAAGATACTACAGAAAAAGTAAATATTATAGATAAACATTTAGATAGTATAGTATTTAATATAGGTGGACTTCTAAAGCAAGATTTAACTGTAGAGCAAATAGCTTTAGGTTTAAACATAGTAGCAGACGCTAATCTAACTAAACTAACAGTAGGCTTAGATGCTGAAGGAAAACAAATGAAACCTAAAGATTTTATTCCACCAGAAGAAACTTTAAAGAAAGCTTTATCGTTATAGGGTATAATGCTATACCTTATAATAAAGTATAAATATGAATAATGATTTAATAGTTTTAAAAGAATTACTGGAAGAATTTTTAGACTCAATACCTATAGAAGCTAAAAGAAAATCTTTTGAAGATTATAAAAACACAATAAGCTACGCAAGATCGCCAGTATCGTATGATAGTTATATAGTTTCTATATTAAAATATAAAGTATTAAATACTCTTTTAGATTCTTCTTTTTCTTTTCTAAAGGATTCTATGCTAACATTACAAGAAGTAGCAGATATCTGTGATATTACACGTGAACGAGTAAGACAAATAGAAAATGTAGCTATTTCTAAATTAAAACATCCTAAAGTAATAGAAAGAAAAAGTAAAATAGAATTACTTGCTGTTATGCATGGATTACATTCAGATAAACATATATTTGATGAGCCTATACTAGTAGAAGGTTATTAAAATCCTTCTACTATATTTAATATAGGAACTTCAGTAGCACCGTCTACTAACCCTGTAACATTATCTACAAAATTAAGCGGATTAAGTCTTCGCTCCCATTGGGTAAAAATAGAACTATTTAAAACATCATTAGGGAAACCTAAATATTCTTCACCTGCAATATCTGCTAATACTCTACCAGATTTATTTCTAATTAACTTTAATACAACTCTCTGTACATTTGCAAAATACTTCCAGAAAGCTTCTGGTCCCATTTTATCTAACCATTGTACTGTTCTACTATTTATTACTTTACTATAATTTATAAAATTATCAGTAATATCCCTCATTAACTTTTCTTCATTAACATTATTTTCTTTACCATACCAATATAACGCAGCTCTAAAATGGAAGTCACCTTCCTGTGTAATTTTAGCAATAGATTGACCTAAAACACTTTTACGAGATAATACAATAGTATTAATTAAATTCTCTATACTAGTATTATTACCTACAATATTAGAAAGCATATCTTCAGCTTTTTGTACTATTTTATTATTAGAGTCTAACATGTCTACGTCTTCTACAATAGTTTGATAAAGACCTCTATCCATTAAAGGCTTTAAAGGATTATCCGCTAATTCAGCTTCCATATCTTTAATATCTTTTTTAAGCATTGCCTTCTTAGCTTCACTAGTTTCAGAATCTAACATTCGTTCTAGTTTAAATAGTTTCTTTTCATCCTCTTTCCATTTTTCTAAAGATCTCTTACTCATTAATAATAGTTCTGTAGCCTTCTTTGGAGGAACACCGCTAAACCATAGAAACTTAGCATTAGATAGTATATTTCCTATAAAGGTAGCAGGAAGTTTTATAACTACCATATTTTTAGCTATTTGCATAAAATCTGCCCAATAACCTTCTGCTCGTTTTACACTGTACTTAGTACTTGTAGGAAGTTTACTTAGCAAGGCACTATCTGTAATACTACTATCAGAATACCCAAATAACTGTGTTAGTAAATCTTTTCTTACGTATAGTTCTTTTCTATCTTTAATAAGTGCAGAATCTAAACCAGAAGCTTCATCTATTTCTCTATTTTTCTCTACCACATAAGCTCTAGCATCAGGAGGTAATAATCCCCAAAGAATCTCACCTATTGGTCTATCAGTAAGATCTAACTTACTTTCTATTGCTAATGCCTCTTTACCCATAGCTTTTTCTGTTTTAGTAAGTAGCTTATAGTCAGAAGAATGTATACGCATATACATATGAGATACATCAAACTTTTTAGCAAACTTATTGCTTTTTTGAAGCATTATTTTATCATAATCTTTAAAGATTATATCTATTACTTTTTTATTAAGATCATCATTCATTTCTTGTGTATTCTTCTGCCCAAAAGTTCTAGCTAATAACTCTGTACCTCGTTTCTCTAAGTCTAAATATTGTTCTTCATCTGCTAAAGTATACTCATACCTATAATCTACTATATTGCCGTCACTATCGTATACAGGAGACATAGTAGTGGTTTTCTTACCACGTAAGTAGTTTATCTCTTTAGATAATTTAGTAAGCACTGCTTTAGTACTTAACCCCTTATTAGATAGTCTAATTTTATCGCTAAGTAATAAACCTTTTACGCTTATACGTTGAAGTCCTATAGTACCACTAATTCTTTTAGATAATCCTGTATTTACTGAATGGTATAACCAATATTCAGTAGTATCTCTATCGTTAAAATCTTTTATTACTTTACGTACTTTTGTATATCCTAAAGCTTTTAGTTTTGCATAGTCTTCTTTTCTAGCCATAATTAAATCTTTACTGTTATCACTAGATTCTTTTAATTGTCCTTTAGCCATTAGATGAAGACTACCACTTGTTTTCCAGTCTTCTTTAGTAGCGTTTTGTGCACCTTTAGCCATATATAAAAAATGAGATACACCTTCAGGATCTTTATCTATAAGTCTAATTACGTACTCTTTTTCAGTTTTATCTACTCGTTCTAACGCATATAAAGAAGTTAAACTATCTAATATATCCTCTACTGCTTTTATATTATATCTAGTAGATACATCTACATATAAAGGTATAGCATCAGGTTCTCCAAATCTTCTAGCAATATTATGAATATTAGTTCTAAGTCCTCTTTTATTTATCATATAGTTACTTAAAGACTTAGATTCCTCAATCATAGTATTAGCGTTATTACCAGCTTCTTTAATAAGTTCTTTTTCTAACTCTATTATCTTTTTAGATACCTTACTTGAATCCTCTAAATATGTTTTTAGCTCTTTAGCATCAGTAGTAACTGCTTGTATATCTGGACGTAATATAGATTTGTTTAGAGCTATATGATATCTTCTATTCTTTTTACGGAATATAGGAAACTTTTTAAAAGCTTCTTTTATATCAACTAAAGTACCTTGATACATAGATTCTCGCATTCTATCAATATGACTATTAAATTGCATAGCCATATCGGTTACTTGCTCTAAAGTTTTTCTACCAGCTGTAAAATCACTAGTAAGTTCCCTTATAAACTTAAAACCTGCATTATCTATTTGATATAGTAGTTTACTATAATTGGCATATACATCTGGACGTATAGATGCATTATCAGACGCTATATAAATAAGACGTAATAATGGTAGGGCTTTAGATAATACTAAAACTTGAGCTAATTTACCCTTATTGTCAAAACCTTTCATAATAGTAGTGAGCTCTTTAAGTTTACTAAGTACATCTTTATTAGTATACTTTTCTTTAGTATCTATACCAGCTTTAGCTAATAACTTATCTATGGGTTTTTTAGCAATAGTATTTACGTTATCGATAGACTTACCTACAGTATCTGCTACTTTATCTATCATAGGTTTACTACCACTTCTGACTTTACTCTTATGTGTTTCATAGGAAGTAGTTAATTCAAAAGTAAGACGAACAAGTTCTTTACCTACTACATCTTCTCTACTTTCTTTTCTAGTCTTATTTAGCATATTAGAGATATACGATAATATACTCTCTACAATACCATCAATACCTTTTTTCTTTTTCTTCCCTTTAACTTCTACGGTTAATCCATTAAGAGCCCTATTAAAATATTTATTAGTAGTACCATAGGCTATAAACTCTTGTAACCTTACATTAGAATCTATAATACTAAAATCCTTACTTTTACCCTTAAAGATATAATCATACATTTCTTTAGCTTTAGTTATTTCATCCTCTGTAGGACTATCAGGTAAAAAACTTTCAAATGTTAGATTTTTCTTTGCAACAGCATATAACCTTCTTATATCTGTTTTTATATCTTGAGTTTTTATATCTCTATTGTATCTAAATATAGGATCCATAGCAGCATGTAGTGTTTCGTGTGCTAGCGTTTCTGTATTGCTCATTATAAATCTATTACGCATTCTCTGTTTCATATTAGCAACTAAAATTCTAATAGGAGTTGTTTTATTATTAGGATCAAACTCCCCTATAGATTCTTTAAGAGTATCTGCAATTTCCTTTGATACCTTAATTTTCAAATTAGCCACTTTAGAGCTATTAGCATATAACTCTTTTATAAAATTACTTAAGTACTCTACATGTTTAGAATCATAATAAGAATTAGGACGTTTACTATCTATATCAGCTAATTCTTTAAATAGATTATGTATATTATCTTCTATCTTAGCATTGCTAAACAATCTATCAAATTCTTTTTCATCTATAGTTCTATTATATAGTATATTATTACCTTTATAATCTAATCTAGATATAACGGTAGAAATGCTATTACTAGTTATATCACCATTATTTATAACAGTATTTTTAAAATTCATATCACTAATAGCTTCAAGTATTTCACCATTTGCTAAAGATATCTTAATATTATAGTTATTATCTTTTTTAGTTACTTTTACAGTATCTATAGTACCACTTTTAGTATTACCGTTAGCATCTGTATATACTACATTTGATCCAAATATTTCATGAAATTTACTAGCTATAGTAAACCCTATATTATTATTCTTAATAGCTTCAACAGCAATAGCTGTAAGTTCTTTATCGGATAGTTTCTTATACTTAGGTACTTTTATTTTTAGTCTATCCTTTAACGTAGGAATATCCTTATCAGACAATAAGGATCCACCTTTATAGTTTACTGCACATTTCATCTATATCCTTTAACAAGAAGTACCATCATTACATACTTCTTCTGCTACATCAGATATTATATCCTCTTCTGCTTTAGGTACTTCTTTAGTATCTGTAGTTTTATTATCATTTTTATTATTTTCAATTAGCATATCTATAGCTACATTTATATCAGCATTCTGTAATACTTCTTCAAATACCTCTAAAGCTTTTTCGTCTATTGCTTGTTTTTTATACTCTAAGTTTTCTGGCACGTACTCAGCTACTCCTTTACTACCACCTTCATCGTAATAAGCCTGCTGTACACTTACAGGAGAAGTATAAAGGTCTTTTCTAAATTCTTCAGATGCTTTAAAATACTTAAGCATTACTTTAATATCAGAATATGCAGTAGCAAGTAATGTAGCATCTTCTATTACATTCATATCTTCTATTGGATCAACTTTTAATAAACTACTAGCTTCTTTTAAATCTATGCTGTTAAAATCTAAACTAGATATAGAAGAATTTGTAACACCATAACCCTCTGTAGTATATTTACTATTTACTTCTTTTAGTATTTCCGTTAATCTTTCTGGATTATCTTTATACATTTCAGCTAATGTATTTATAGACAATAAAGTAGAGTCTATTACTTCCTTTAATAAATTATAATGTTTATTTAATTCATAAAATTCTTTATTATAATCCATAGTAACATCAAATATATCATTAATACCAGCGTAGTTAGCATCATGTACACCAAGAGCTTTATATTTAGATAAAACTTTAGCCTGTATAGATCCATCAAAAAAGTGAATAGGTAATACAGCACCTTGAGTATAAGCTTCTCCTAATCTATACGTATCAGTAGCGGTATGCCATATAGTAGTACTATCTTTTCTAAGCATAGCATTAGAACTAATATTACCTATAGCATCTTTAGAAGATATCTTATTCTTACTAGCTAATAAACCTTTAGAGTATTTACCTTCTTTAGTTTTTAAAGGAGTATGAAAAGTAGGTAATATATCCTCTATTTCTTGTATAGAGTTTTTATACTCAGTTGAAGTCAAAGGAGCAGCAAAGTTAGCTAAACCTCTACGTTTAAGCTTCTCATTGTAAGTCTTTAATTCTTCTTCAGTCAATACCTCATTAGCTAATTTAAACTGAAAATCAAATAATCTATTAGTTCGTTTAGTAATATTTATAAAGGTACCATACTTCTCTTCAAAAGTCTCAGTAATAGGTTTTTGTACTATAGTTTTAATAGCGTTAGATATATACCTAGTTTCATATTCGTTTAGTACAAAATTCTTATCGGCATTAATAAGTCTTTTATGTATAGCCTCAAGTTTACTTTTACGAGAAAACACTTTACCTTTTTTAGTAGTAGTATCAGCCACTACTGCTAAAGTATCCATAGTTTTAGTTTCATTGTTGTATTTTTCTATATAACCACTTTCAAAAATACCCATCAATTCCTTAACTTTATCATCTCTTTTTTTAATAATATAGTCACGTTTTTCTTTACTTAGTTTTTTAGTAGTAAGATAATGGTTAGCTTTGGCTACATACTCTACTTCTTTATAGAACTCTTCTATACTTCTATTTACAGCACTTCGTACAATACTATTAATAGCACTACCATAGTTTAATACCATAAACGGATCTTTCATAAAAGATCTACTAAGCTGTATTTTTGTACCTTCTACTTTACTTTTAGGGTCTAATAGTTTTATCATAGTAGTTATACTTTTCTTTACATCAGCAGTATTTACTCCAGTAACAGTAGAAACTTTTTTAGTATTTTTAAGTAAAGTACCAAGTTTATTACTCATAGTAGCAGCAGGTGCTTCATAAGAATCTTTAGAACTTTTACTCTTAGCCCTTTCACCATAAGATTTAAATTTACTATCTTTACGCATAATACCTACACGTTCAAGTTCAGACCATATATACTCTTTATTAGTAGGATTATCTAAATAGTTATGTATAGGCATCTGCATACCTCTAATAGCGTATCCTGAAGTTATAGCATCTGTTTCTAACATAGCACCTGTACTATAAGGTTCTTTATTAGCAGTAGCAAAGGTATAAGATAAAAGCTCTATAGAACCACTTAAAGCATGCTCTACTTCAGAACTATTATATTTATTAGTAACATAGTCAAATACAGCTTCTGTATCATTGAAATAGTCCTCAGATCCCTGATAGTCTTCTAAAGAACCATATTTAGATAATCTATCTTTTAGTACTTTATTATATCCGCTATTTTCAAGAATATCCGCTATAGCATTATCTATACTCTCTTTACCAGACAATATAGCTTTAGCTGTTGTTTTATCTATATCCATATCAAACGACTGTGCTAGTATCAGTTTAAATGCATTTATATTTTTATCAGTAACTTCACTAAGTCCTCTATGTACAGAATATCTATGAAGTTTTTTATCTTGCCAGTTTAGTTCATTACTATCTATCATAAACCTATTATTAGTAATTACAGACCATTTAGCATACATAGCCCTATTACCGGCATATGTATGAGCAGCTAATAGATCCTTTATAGATTTATCTATCATGTTATTTTTACCCCGTATAGCGGGTTTATTTACTTCTAGTACAAAAGTTTTATCTAGATCTATATAACCTAACTTTTTTCGTAACATATCTTTTTTACGTTTTACGAATTGTACAAATGGAGTTCTAAAATAATTTGCAGTACCACTCTGTTTTTGTACAGCTTTTATATGCTCTTCACTTATACTATCTTTTAGATACCCAGTAACGCCCTTATTACGTACTTCTTTACTAGAAGGTATAGCAGAATCCCTATCTAAAAATATACCACGTTTATTATCTTTATTCTCTATCTTTTCAAACGTACTAGCGTATATTTTAGAGTCATCTCTAATACTTTTTATTATATTAGGATTTGCTACTATATTGTACGTAAGAACTTTTGGTATATCTAGGTTAAGGGCTAATATTCTATTATCCTTTTCATATGATGATAAATCTTTATTTTGTAATATAGAAATTATCGCATCCCTATTAGTGGTATCATCCGTACCAAAAGCATAGTTATATAGCTCAGAAGGATGATAAGTTTCTGATACTTTTATATATCCACTCTGTTCGATAGCAGATATAACCAACATACCAAGTTCTTTTTTAAAGGCATCTTCTACGATTTCTGTATTTATAGTGTCATTAGAAGATACAGCTTTTAGCCCTAATAACGTATACAGCTTACCGCCAATCTCAGACACACTAGAAGCTAACATACCATCTACATACCCAGTAAAAGCACTTTCTGTAGGAGATATATTAGTATTTTTATCTAAACCTAATAGCTTTTTTACTTCAGAAATGTCTCTACTATTAGCAGTATCCTCTAACATACCATTAGATATCCATTCTAATCCTACAGCAGTAATAGCCTTCTTTACATTAGTATCTATATCTTCATTGTCTTTCATTTTGAGCAATAAAAGGCTAAGAACTTGTTGCCAACCTTCAGATAAATCAGTACTCGTCTTACCTTTATACCTTGATAGAATTGTATCTTTAGTTTTAGTATCATATACTAGAGGAACCCCACTTTCTTTAGTTTTTTTAGATACTATATCTGTTTTGCTATAAGTTACATCAAAGTGTTTAACTACATTTACATTATGAATAGCAGTAGCTATAGCTTTTATGAAGTTAGAAATAACTTTTTTATTTCCTACATCAGCGTACTCATCTTTTAATAGTACTGTATCTAATTTAGCTTTAGATTTAGTGTTTACTTCAAATAGAGTAGCTATATCAGTATTTTTCTGTAAAGTATCTATAAGAGTATTATTAGCATACATAGCTGCATCTATATCTCCCTCTTTCATTTGGATAGATATAAATTCAGTTATATTATCTACTAATTCTTTAGTAGTAGTTATTCCATTACAGGTCATTCTCCACATCCTTTTTTCATATACTCAGCTAGTTTAGCAGCATTTTTATTAGATTTACTAGCACTATTAACTATACTATATATCTCTTCTACTACACTATTACTGCTAGAGTTATTTTCATCAATTATAGCAGCAGCTACCTTATTAGTTCCTAATATACGATCAGTTAAGGATCTTAAAGTATTTTTTGTAGTAATAATAGAATCTTTTACATCTTCTATATCTTTATTAACTTCACTAATTTGTTCTTTGGTAAAATTATTTACTACCTCTTTTTTAGTTCTTACACTAGTCTTATTAGGAATATTTTCAAATCCTAAAAAGTCAAAAAAGTTATATACGAAATTTTCATGTTCTTTAAGTAATCTATTATACGCTCTATTAGTAATACTACTTCTAGTATCTTTAAGGCTACGCTCTTTACTCATAAGATCTTTTTTTAGTACTCTCATAGTATCTAACTGATCGTTAAGTATAGTTACTTCTTTAGCTATGTGCTTTATAGATTCTAAGCCAACTCCAGATAATACTTTATCTAGATATTTCTCACTACCAATAGCATCAGATAATTTATTATATATATCTGCTATATCGTTGTACTTATCTATAGGTTTCTTACTACCTTTAAGTATATCATTAGCTATATAATTAGCAATATTATTTACACTATTAACAACAGATGCATGTTTATCTTTTTTACTTATTGCCGTATTTGCTATAGTATTACTTATAGTATTTATAAACTCTTCTACTTTAGTATTTTCTACTTTAGTATTTTCTACTTTAGTATCTTCTACTTTTTGCTTTTGTTCTTCTTCATATTGTCTATCAAGTTCATCAATATCTTTTTGTGACATACCTTTATACTTAGCAGTTGGATCTTCTACAGATTTTTTAAATGCTACTTTAACACGTTCTTTTGCATTTTCTTCAGATTCCCCGATACCAACTTCAGCAACATCTTTTACTTTTTCTGCTTGTACTGACTTAGCTTTTTTCTTAGGCTTAGGTGCTCCTTGAATAACGATGTCACCAGCCGTAGCTTTTATTTTGTTATGTAATTCAGGAAATTCTTTAATAATGCTATTTATGTACTTAGTAGCTTTACCCTTATCATAAGTAGTTAATCCAGTATACTTTTCTTTATACCGTTTTACACTAGCTAATAGTTTATATGAAGATCTATATATAGACTCTGTACTAGCATTAGCTATATTATTAGTAACTAATTCAGTAAGTATATCTTTGATTTCTTTACTAAGGGAGTCAAGATTTTGCGTTATATCTTCTAATAAAGCTTTTTCTTTTTCTATTGCAACTTCTATTTTAGTTTTTGTAGGGGTTTCATTACTAATTTCTGTAACAGTATTAGGGTTTACTTCTTGATTTACTTCTTGATTTACTTCTTGATTTACTTCTTGATTTACTTCTTGATTTACTTCTTGATTTACTTCTTGTTGTTGCTTTGTTGTTTCAGGTTCTTCTGCATTACCTTTTTCATTCGTTCCATTTTCGCTATAAGCTGTTTCCCTTCCTTCGTTGCCTGTTTCAATGTTTTCAGTTCCTGTAGTAGTTTCTTCTGCATTTGCTTCGGATTTTGTTTCGGCATCTGGTCTATCTGTTGTCTTTGTTTCTGATCCATCTGTTTCATTTGTTGTTTCATTGTTAAACTCTCCGTTTTCATTTATAGTATTTTTTAAGTATTCAGGAAGATCCTCTAGTAATAAAGCATCTGTAATACCAGAAGTAGCCTCTATTTCTTTTACAAGTTTATCATAAAAACCTTTAGATTGCTCATGTGTATAAGTCTTATCTCCGTCTTTATAGGTACCTATAGCTTTAGGAACATAAGTAAATGTTTTAGGTGTACCATCAGGATATACTCCATATGTTACAGTTTTTACCTCTGGTACTTCATTATTTTCTGCATCTTCTACAGCAGCTCTCACAGAGTCTAATTTAGAATTCTGAGACTCTGCAAACTTAACTAATTTAAGCTTAGCAGCATTTTTAACATAAGGACTTGCATTATCATCTAACAGTATATTAGCATATTCTAATACACCTTTAAATCTAACTCCGTTATTATCTACACCACCTACTATTTTTAAGTTATTAACGTCTGCTGCACTTAGGTTATTCTTACCTCTATAGTCTATACTACCTGGAACCGCATTAGTTTTTAACGTACTACTAGGAAGAGTAGAAGCTAAATGTTTTTCTATAGCTAACATTTTTAACTTCTTATCCAATTCCGGAGTATTACCCTCTTTTTCTATTGTACTTGTAAGCTTTTGTATATCAGCATCAATAGTTTTTAGAGGTCTATTATTTAGTTTTACATAAGTATCAGACTCTCCTGTAACAAATTTCTTATTAGTATCTATATCTAATAGCATACCTTCTAGAGCTTCTACCTCTTTAGCTGCTACAGTATTATCTGGATTATTAGCCAATTCTTCATTTAATGCAGAGATTCTATCAGAAATAGTTATAGTATGACCATCTAAGGTATTTAAGTAATCTTTATACTCTTGTTTTATAGTTTCTGGAGTTTCATCTTCGTCATATTCATTATTATCTATTTTTCTTTTAAAGTCTCTAGCCATAGTAACTACATTATCTTTATTGAAAGCACTAACGGTACCCATAAAATTTTCATCTTTTAAAGGAGAGTCATCAGGTATATCGTTAATATCTAAATTATAATCTTCAGAAGTAGTATCTTTATCCTCTAGTAGGTTACCAGCAGCATTTTTTCCAGCACCGTATAGTACTTTAGACCCACCAACTATTGTATCTTTAGTAAGTCCTCCAGTTGCTCCTATACCAGCCATCTGTGTACCGCCAGAAGCTCCTAGTATACCTTGAAATACAGAAGATCCCATAGTATCATTAACTACATCTAATATACTTTTACCTTCATACTCCTTTGTACCCCATTTTTGGTTTACATTTTGAGTAATTGCTTGTATAGTTTCTTGTGTAAGCTCACCACCAGTAGAAGCTGCTATATGAGTTAAAGCACCTATAAGAGCTCCTATAGTTTTAGCCTTAATACTATCACTATTTACTAATTTACCTCCAACACCTTTTAATGCACCTAGCTCGAATCTAGTCATTGCTAATTCAGGTACACCAACTGCAAGAGTCTCAGTAGCCCAAGAAGATAACATTCTTTCCAGTGTAGGCTCTTCCCCATTCTTTCTTAGTTCTTCCATATCTTGTGCAGCCATCTGAGCACCATAAGCAGCAGGAACAGCCATACTTTCAGCAGCACTTGCAGCTTTTTCTGTAAACTTTAAATTACTTTTATACTTATTTATAAGCTCTTTTTTAGCTGTAGCATCTAGAGTTTTATCTTTACTTATTTTCTTAATAGCCTCTCTAGACACTTTAGATTTAGCCATTTTATACTTACCTACATCAGATAGTAAAGTTTTAGATATCCCTTTTTCTGCTGTTTTTTTAACAACTCCACCACTTACTACAGCATTAGCTAAAGCACCAGCTGATTCACCTAACATATTACCATCAGTAAGACCAGTTTTAAAAGCTTCCCATGCTGACCCATAATCCCATTTAGTAGGATCTGAACCATCAAAACTTTTCTTAAATTTACTTTCTAGTTCTTCATATTTAGCACTAGTAGCAGCTACTTTATCTTTATCATATCCAACTAAGTCTCCAGCGGCTT